CACCGCCACCACCGCCGCCGCCTGTAGCCGTTATCACGTCGAAGATTGAGTTGGAGCCTTGGACGCCTTGGACTGGATTAGACGGAGTTCCGCCAGTGCCGCCAGCGCCAACGGTGACCGTGTAAGTCCCAGGGCCGTAGGATGCGCTGCCCGTCACTAGGCCACCAGCGCCGCCGCCGCCGCCTGCGTCCGCCCCGCCGCCGCCGCCGCCCGCTACGACGAGGTAGTTCAGCGTTCCGCTGCCGCTGGTTATGGACAGGGTTCCAGAGCTGTTGAAGGTTTGCACCGTGTAGGTGTGCCCGCCAGAGGAGTAGGTCGTTACCGTGCCTCCCGAGGCCGAGATGAAGCCCGAGAAGCTCAAGCCCACGTAGTTTGTCGCGGTCCATACCGAGTTCGTCACCATGCACATGAGGTGCACGCAGTCGTTCGAGGACATGCTTCCCGTCAAGACTATGGCCGACGAGGAGCTGGTCGAGCTGGAGAAGGAGCCGGCCTTGAAGGTCTGGGCCGAGGCCGAGGAGTTGCTGTAGATGGAGAATCCGTTGCCGCTGGAGGCGCCGTCGACCTCGACCTCTTGCCCCACGGTGCACGACGAAGGGAGGGTCATGTTCAGCGACGTAGAGCCATTCACTATGTACCTATTGCCAGCGACCATCGTTGTGTTCGAGGTCACCGTTGAGATGGGCAGCGTCCCGCCGTAGGCCGGGGCGATCACTTGGCCGTTCCAGGTCGATCCGCTGCCGAAGGTCTGGGTCGCGTTCTGCGTGGCCAAGGTGTCGGAGGCGGAGCCGGCAGGAACGGAGATGGCGTTCCCGCCGGTCGAGTTCTGGATCTTGTCTACGTACTTCTGCACCGGCGTCGCAGCTAAAGCGGAGCTAGACAGCAGCGCGAGGAAGCAAATAGTGTCCCTTATGGTTCGCATCTTTAGTTGTTCCTAGAGTACTCTACCCAGTTAGGCGTTCCCGCACCGTCGCAGTAGAAGCTGATGGTGTAGGGCGTGCTGTTATTCTCTCCCGAAGTCCATGGGCCGTTCAAGAGCAATTGCGAGCCCGAGAGGTCGGCGTTGTTCTGCAGGGTGAAGAGCGCGGTGGCGCTCTCGGAGATCAGTGTGAGCGTCTGCCCAGCAGCCGTGCAAGCGGTGATGCTTGGGGTAGCCGTCACGGTCACCGTCGACGATGGGGTTCCGCCCTTGACGAACGCGATGTTCGCGTAGGTGGGTGTCGACAAGGACACCCCGCCGGAGGCCGTCACCGACAAAGGCGAAGCAGCCGATCCGTTCACGGTTGGTGCCACCGAAGGAAGTGCTTGGAAGCTCGGGTCGGAGCTCGCCCCGTTCGAGGTGTAGACGTAACCAGCGGTGCTAGGCGCGATCAGGCTAGGCGAAGAGGTGCCAGCGCCGACCACGGTGTAGTGCGCGGTGATCGTGCTCAGTCCGGTTCCGCCGTTGGCGACGGGTAGCTGCCCGCTGACGGCCGCCGATTGGTTCAAGGGAACCGCCTGGAAACTCGGGTCGCCCGAGGCGTTGCCGATCAATGATTCATATTGGGTTGGCGCCGCGAAGGCCACTGGCGAAGTCCCTTCGCCCAAGAGAACGGCGTGCGCCGTCAGGCTGCTGTCGCCGGTTCCGCCGTTCGCCACTCCTAGCTGACCGCTGGAGATCGCGGAGGCGGGGATGTTCGAGAACGTGTTGCTCGAGCCAGAGATCGACTTGTTGGTCAACGTCAAGGTGTTCGAGTCGGTGGCGAAGGTCGTGCCAGTCCCTGGGACCAAGAGCACGCTGCCCCCGCTGAGGTTCTGGATCTCGTCGATCTGCTTGAGCGCCGGAGTGACGGCCCAAGCGTTGGTAGTGAGGAATAATGCTAGTGCAAGTATTGTTTTTTTCATATTAGACCCTCCTTGAGTCTTCGGACCAATTGGTCCCATCCCATGTGTAAGTTATTGTCTGCGCGAAAGGGCCCATGTTTATCAGGTTGTTCTGATCGGTGCCCGAACCGTTCGGTATCTGCAAATAGTTAGAAGAGGCGACGCTCTTGAGGGTGAGCCTTTGGCCCACGGCCGAGCCAGGCGCGATCGCCGGGCTGGCTGTGATCGGCGAGAGGCCAGAGGTCGTCGGCTGCACCCACCAAATCTGCTCCATCGCCGTGGTCGGAGCTATGCCGACCGATGGGTTTATGGAGACTGGAGAGGCGGCCGACCCATGAACCTCGACGGATCCGCCGCCGCCCGTGGAGGCGATCGTGATGGTTCCGTCGTGGTTGTCGGTTATGGTCGTGTTCGCTCCAGCGACCAAGGACTTGAACTGTAGTATGTTGTTGACGATCGTGTCGAATATTCCGACGCCCGACCCTTCGTTGTTCGCGCCGGAGACCATTCCCCCGACGGGCGTGAAGTAGGTGCAGTAAGGCGTCTGCCCTGGGGCGAGCGCCGTGTCCAGCGTGATCGTGTATACCCCAAGGACTATGGATAGCGACCACTGGCTCGTCGGAAGTATGACCCCGTCGATGAACAGGGAGATCGCGCTCTGGTTCGGAGGCTGGCCCAATAGCTGTAGAATCGTCGAGCTCTTGACGGTTGGCACTTCCTGGTTCGCGGAGACGTAGATTTGGTTCGCTAGTACGTACTCGACGTAGACCTGCACCCCGACCGCTGGCGCGGAGTTTAGGGTAACCATGTTTCCGGTCAGGGACCACTGCGACATCGGCAGTATCAGTCCGTCGACGTAGACGAAAAGAGAGCTCGCGTTTAGCACCGGCTGGGTGGTGTTGAAGGTCGTCTTCGAGCCATTGCCGTAGCCGATTATTTCTTGGTAGAAGAGGAGGTACGCTGGCACCAGCGAGCTAGAGCCCGAACCGCCGCTCACCAAGAGCGACGCCGTATTGGATCCCGAGCCGAATGGGACCGCGTAACCGACTGGCACGATCTTCTCGCCAGGTATCGACGGCAGCAAGGAAGTTATTCCCCCTGGGGTCGATGGGTCGGCGTAGTACTCTAGGCCAGGCGTGACCGAAGGGAACTCGTAGAACCCTGAGTAGACCACGGTGGCTGGGTTGCCCGTCGTGGCTGCGGTAATTACGACGCCGGCGAAGTTGCCGCGTATGGAGGCGTTCGCCGCGGAGACGTCCAGCGGGTAGAAGGCGCCCTGGGTGCGGCCTGAGTCTGAGGAGCCAGGCGAGATGTAAACCACGGTGCCCGCGGATAGGCTTTGACCGGCTACTCCGGTGTAGACGTCGAAGTATCCGGTGCCCAAGAGGGGCTTGAACTCGCCATCGCGGAGTATCATCTGCGATGTATTGACGCCTAGGTAGATGACGCCGCCGGCTGCCCTGGCGAATATGATCTGGCCTTGCGTGGGCACGAAGGATGAGCTCTGCGCCGTCTGCACGGTGATCGGACCTGCAGCTGAGAAAACTAGAGAGACTTGATCAGCGGTGGCCGTGGCGTTCTGGCTTATGGTGATGCTGCTGGCGCCCACCGATAGCACGGTCGTTCCGGTCGGTATGCCAGGACCGGTCACGTTCATTCCGGCCATCACCTGGTTGAGGTAGGTCAAGTTTTGTATGACGTCGGAGCCGCTTTGGGTGTCGCCCGCCATGACTAGTGGGGCGTTGAGGTTGACGTACGCCACGTAGCCGTCGTCGACGACGACAGAACCGGCGTTGACCTGGTTGGCCGAGTCGGGAACCGATGGGATCACGATGTTGAATGGCGCGCTCCAAGTTAGGGTGTCGGAGCTGAGCGCAAAGGACCACAATCCGCCGTTGAGAAGGCGCATGGCCTGATCTGGCACGCCCTCGCTCACCAATGGGTCTAGGTACTGAATCCATTGGTCGATGATGTAGAACAGCCAGTTCATGTACTGAGGAGGCGGGGCCTGCGCTGGTTGCCACCCGGCTGCGGCAAAGTTGGCGGGAGGCTGAACGACCGCAGGCGGCTGTCCGTTGGTCCAATTTAGGTAACTTTGTGGCCTTTGGCTCATTTTCTAATCATCCCTCAAAAGTTCACAGAATCAAATCAACAAATAACCCCTCGCCGAAGCCATTGACCGACCCGGTGACGCCGGGTCCAGCGAACCTGAACGCGTTGGTGAAGGAACTGCCAGCGACTACCAAGTTTATTCCTGCCCCGAGCGCGCCCTGCACGAGCGAGGCCGCCAAGGACCAGAGCGCCGGAGGAATTGTTATGCCCAAGGCCTCGACCACCACACCAGCAGGGTAGATCGGCTGCAATAGCATTATGGGCGCCTGGAACAGGTAGGCCGCCACGTTGATCACGTCGAAGACGGTGTCCTGCGAGAAGTTCTCGGCGATCTTGCCGAAGAGGAACAAGGCGTACTCGTCGTCGGGCAGGCCGTTCCTAGGTATGCCTACGATCTGGCCTATGCCGTCGAGCTGCGCGCCCACCGCGGGCACGGTAGTTCCGTTCCATAGCTGGCACTGCGGCTCGAGCGCGTAGAGTCCGTTCTCGATGTCCTGTATCTGCTCCAAGAAGGCGGTGAACATTCCAGTGATCAGTGGCCGCCCCTTGTACTGCTGCAGGAGCTTGCTCAGTCCGTCGGAGACGTAGTTCGTTATCTGCGGCGCGTTCATCTCTCACCCACCTTACACGTAGCTCACGGCGACGTTGAATTCCTCGAACACAGGAGACTCTTCCGGCTGCATCTGCACGTTGACGTTCGACGACGGGTTCGGCACTCGGTCGAAGTACATCGTGTACGAGATGATGCCCGGCACGGAGTTGAAGGCACCGATCAGGCCGTTCGAGCCGAATCCGATGATGAGGCCACCGATGGAGACCTCGTTGCCGATCGTGACGATGTCCTGCTGTATGTTCGCGATCGAGAGCGGGTTGAACTTAGAGTTCGGGTTGAGGCCCGAGGTGTGGTCGCCCGGCACGTTGTACAGGTCGGTGATGAGGGCGATCGACACGTAGATAGGCACGTCGGTCGGCCTCGAGAAGCCCACGTTGTATATGTTTCCGAAGTTGTCGAGCGTCTGCACTATGGTGTTGCCGTAGGGCTGTATCCCCGCAGGGCCGGTCGCCAAGATGGTGCTGGCGATCTCCGCGTTGGTGCCACCGGCCACGACTATCTCGTAGGACTTGCCAGGCCTGCCGAAGGTGACGGCTAGCGTGCTGCCGGTCGTGTTGTTCTGCACGCCGATGAGGTTCTGTGGCTGTCCGCCGAAGGAGCCATTGAAGTCGACGGTGAACCCTGCGACGTAGCTGCCGCTGACGATGACGTTCGCGTATCCTGGCAGCGCCCTGATCGCGGCCTGCACCTGGCTATTTGTCGCGTTGTACGCCAAGGTCGACGTCGAGTTGCCGCCGACGAAGAGCTTGTACGACCCGCTGCTAGGTGGCACGTTGAAGGTCAGCACTTGAAGGGCGGCCTCGTTCAGGTTCTGGAACCCGACGACCGCAGTGACGTTCGTAACTTCCTCGACCTTGGCTATAATGGCGGCCAAAGGTCCGTTGGCGTTCGCGTCCAAGGAAGCTTGTCGCCTGATCAATGCTTGGGTGTCGTCCTCGACGTTCGTTCCCGTGAGGCAGTCTAGTTGGTTGTCCACGCCGGTCCACCCGGAGATCGGGGTCGCCACCGTGTTCAGTGTTCCCGCTGCCACGAAGTTCGGCCCGGTCTGAGTGCAGATGGCGGTGCCAACCCCTTGGGCTGGGGCGCCATTGACGGAGTTTATCACCTCTAGGTTGGTGACGTTTATTCCGCTCATGAGCGTGTTGGTCGCGATCAATATGAGCGCCTGTGGCTGGTCGCCGGAGGCCGCTTGACCCGCGGAAGGGGACGACGCTCCGAAGTTGAAGTTGAATCCAGCGGCCGCGTTCGTGACGGTCACGTCGGTGTAAGGGTAGTTCGTCGCCACTGAGTCGTATAGGTTGCTGAACGCGGCCTGGACTGAGTCGATCTCCGATATGGTCACGCCTAGCGTGTTCGCCGCGATCGTTACCAGGGCGTTCTGCGCGGAATTCCAAATTATGTTGAAGCCAGCCGAGAAAGATCCAGTGACGGTGACCGCCGAGTAGCCCGACAACGCGTTTATCGCCGCCTGGACCACCGAGGCAGTTGCGGTATAGGGAATGTTCGCCGTAGTGGCGGCGATGCCGGCCATGGTGAGCGTGAGCTGGAAGTTCCCTGCCGAAGGAACGGCGCTGAAGGAGAGCTGTGTCGTGGCTGTGAGCGCGTTCCAAGGAGTGAGCTCGGTAGTCAGGTTGTTGCCGACGACGTCGACGATGCTGAGCGAGAAGTTGCCCGACATGGGCGTGTTGCTCTGGACCAAGGTCTGAACCGCGTTCACGGCGGACTGTATGGTGATGTCGTTGTCGACGCTGAACTGTATCGGTGGCGTCGCGCTCGTCTGCACTAGCGAGCCAGCTGTGACGACGGTGCCAGGTGTCCCATAGACGACGAATCCATTGAGCACGATGCCGTTGGCCTGAGTGAGCGGGTTCGGGTTGGTCTTCGTCGGCATCGCCAATAGGCGCTTCAGGTTGTTCAGCGCCAATATGTTGTCGACGGAGGTGCCCTCCGCGCCGGACGGGTAGCGCGAGGAGTATAGCGCCTGTCCCAACTGCCACAATAGTATCAGCTCGCCGGAGATGATGCCTATGATCTGCCCGAAGTTGGAGGTGGGGGCTAGGTTGATGTTGTTGCCGAAGACCGCCTGGAACTGCGACTGAAGGTCGTCGATGATGTCTTGCTGAGACGGAGCCACGAAACCAGTCGGCGTGACCCCATATTGCGTTGCCATTAGCTTCCCCCCGTCACTGAAGTGCCCGTGTAGTCAACGGTACCAGTGGTGCGCTGGGCTGTGAAGGACTCCTGCAGCAGCCTCGTCGGCGTGATCAGATCGAAGTCGTACTTAAGCAACTGCACGACGCCGGGCCGGCTCAAGATCAGGTTTATGAAAAGCGCGTCGATCTTCGATTGGTCCGGGTTCTTTATGAGTATCTGCTGGAACCATGGCAGGCCCAACGTGTTGTCGAGGTACCACTCTCCCTGGAAAGTCCTGAGCGCCTGGAGTATGTCCTGCTGTACGGGGTCGGCTCCGCCGGACTCCGAGTCGGAGGTCAGGGCCAGGTCTCCGTCGATCAATAGGTAGTCGTAGTACCCTGGGTCGGCCTGGTTCAGGTTCAACGATATGTCGCACATCAGAGCACGCTCCCCTTGCCTTGGATGTCTTGGAGGGCCGAAGTCGTTCCCGTAGTCGACTCGCCCGTGCACGGGTGGTCGGTGCTGTCGATTATTCCTAGCGCCGGCACCTGCAAGGGCTGCCCCGCAGGGTTGTTGAGGTTGGGACCTGAGTGAGCCGTCGGCACGACGTCCATGTTGTCCTTTATGTCGTTGTAGATCAGCGTCATCACGTTCTCCCAGATCGTCTTGATCTGCGCGAGCGAGACGGGCGTTCCTGGCGCGACGATGGAGTTCTGGTAGAGGTACTCGGCGATCGCGTCTCCGATCGGTATTGGGTTCAGCGCCATCAGGACCCCTTCAAGGTGTTGAGTTTGACCAAGAGCTGCTCGAGCGTGATCGCGATGTTCGCGTAGGTGGCGAATGCGTTCAGCTTCTGCGGCCCGAATATAGTGTTAACTGTATCAGTGGACAACGTCTGGCTCAAGCTCTGAACCTGGGCGGTTATCCTCGTCAGCAAGTCCATCAGCTCGTTCGTGCCGTTCGTGGCGAGGATCGTGCCCGCCTTCTGTATGCGCACCTTCATGAGCGCGTTCGTGATCACGAGGTCGGTCGTTGCGTCGGTCGTCTGCTGCGCGAACGGGTAGAGCCCAGGTATGAACACGGCGTCCGAGAAGTCGTGCGTCCTGGAGTCCTGCGGGTCGACGATGCCGCCGTTGACGCTCCAGGAGTCCAGGCTTCGGTCGCAGAATATCGCTATGCCGGTGTCGCCGACCGCGACCGGCACCTTTATAGAGTACGTCGCCCCCATCGGCATCGAGACCATGCAGTTCTGTATCGGAGCCCTAGTGACGACCTGACCGTCGGTGTATCGGCCCATCAGGAGGACCTGTAGATCGACCTTCTGGTTGCCCTTGACGTTTATTACCTGCGCCGGCATCCACACGTGCTTTCGTATGAACGCGGCCTCGATCGCGTCGCTGATAACCTGGTCGAACGGACGGGTCTCGGGGGTGTAGTCCTGCGAGGTGGGGTCGTATGGGTCTAGTGGTGGGTCTTGCCAAACCATTATGCTATCGCCGATGTTGAGGTTGGTATTAGGTTAACGTTCGAGAACGTCTGAACCACATTGTTCATCTTTATGCACTCGCAGTCCACCTGCCACTTGTTCTCGTGGGTGTCGCCCTCGAAGTGCGACCTGCGTATCCTGTAGAACCCATTGAGAACGGTGTTCTCGCTCTGTAGCTGAACCAGGGCCCCTGGTATGAGGCTCGGGTTCAAGAGCGAGGTGAACTTGGTGACCTGTCCGTTGTTCGACGGCACGCCGATCATCCCAGTGTTGACGGATACGACGACCGCTTGCTGCCCGTTGTGGCCGGTCTTCGGTACGACGTTGAGGTTTCCGTTCTGTATGCTCCACTCTAGGCCTAGCCTCTTGAGCACCTTGTTCAGGGTGTCCGAGACGGGGCCCCTGGCGGAGAAGCCGTTGTTGTAGACCGGGTTGTTCGGCAAGAAAACTATGCCAGAGCCTGTTCCGTCGGGGTTGAAGTTGTTCTCAACGTTCATGGCCGAGGCGCAGTCTTGCAGTATCTGGAGCGCCGTGGTGCCGGCTGGGTACGACTTGTCGAGCCTCGCGGTCGCGATCGAAGACTCCCCGTCGCCGCACTCCAGAGACGTGATGATGTCGGGGCCGCTCCTGGTGGAGCCGATGCCGTCGGGCAAGACGTTGCCGATGAACAGCGTGTTCAGTATGCCCTGGTAGCCGGCCTTGAGCTGGACGATGTAGCCCTTGTCGATGCTCTGCTTGGAGTTGTTCGACATGTTGAAGATTTCTATCTTCGCCTTGTTCGAGGTGCCGAGCGGGTTCTTGTCGATGTCGAATCGGACCCGCAAGGGCGCGTTCAGGCTCGGCGGTATCAGACCATAGAGCAGCGCCGCGGTCTGGTTCGGCGCGCCTATAGCCACCGAGTAGTTCCTTCCGAAGAGGGCTCCCTTTAGGTTCGACGTGATGAGCGCGTTGGTTATCATCGGTCGCCTACTGTGTCGGGTCGGAGTACCACGCTGAGTGGTCCGTGCCGAACGATAAGAGGGTTGGCTGCGTGTCCTGGTTGGTGTCGTCCGTGCAGAAGAAAGTGCCCACGGGTATGGCCAACGTCCTGTACTGCCCGGTGAGGTTCCGGTTGATGAGAAGGGCGACGCCGGTGAGTATTGGGTTGCCCGACGGGTCCTGCACGTCCATGATCCATCGGCTCATCCTCACGTTGTAGTAGATCGATAGCGAGAATATCGAGCCAGAGAGCGTGATCGTGAACTGGTACCGCGGGAGGTCGTTCCTCAACGGCAGCAAGAAGAAGCTCATCAGTTAGGCCCCCCGGACAGCGCGCCCTGCGTGCTGGCGAGGCCAGCCGTCCTGCCCTGCTGAAGGGCCGAGGTGTCGAACCCCTCCTGCCCCAGGTTCTGCGTAGGCGACGAGAGCGATGGGTTGGCGAATATCGATATGTTCACGGATTGCGGCTTGACGATCAGGAGCTGGATGAGCTTGACCGTGAAGAGCAATACCTTGCCGGTCTCGGAGTCCCTCGGTACCGACAGCGACGTGATCCACATGCTCGGGTATCGGTAGAGCGAAGTCAGCACGTCGAACGGCTGCGCGGTCTGCTGGAGCTGGATCAATTGTCCGTAGGCCGCGACCGACGGGCTCTTGGATCCTACGAGGGCGGAGAAAAGCGATAGGGCGCCTGCCGCAGCGACGACCCCGACTGGCGGCAGTAGCTTCGAGGCCGCAGTGACGCCTGCTTCCTTCAAAAGTCCCTGTAGTCCTCCGATCGGCGTGTCCGAGATTATGCCCGTGAGCTCTAAATTAAATGGCTTGACGATGATGTGGTCGGAGATGACCTGGCCGCTCTCGACGGGGAACTCGGTCGCGGGAGAGTCCTTCGTGTGGGTCTCCTTGATCGACGCGTCGAATGTTATGACGGAGTTGTTGTTCTGGATGAACTGGACCTTGGTCTTGCCGCCGAGGATGCCGCTCAAGCCCTGCGCCGCTACGGCGACTATTCCCGTGGACGCCATCAGTAGCTCTCCGTGGGCCTAAGCGAGCGAGAGGTCTCGCGCTGTACCCTGTCTAGGTGCTGCCTAACGCCGTCCTGCACGCTCTTGGCGATCTGCTTGTGGTCGACGCCGGCTGGCGCGTTTATGGTTATCGGGGCGTTCACCTGGTAGGTGGTGTTCGAGTTGTCTTGCACGCTGGATGATGATCCTCCGATCGCGCCAGGCGCGGCTGCGACCCTGCCTGGTAGCTCGGTCAAGTTCGTCACCGCGTTCTGTACCTTGTCCTGACCTTCCTCCGAGCCGAAGCCCTTCGTGAACCATCCGCCGATGGCCTTCACGTCGCTGGAGACGTCCTTGAAAAGCTTACCGAAGTCGAGGTGAGAGATACTATCGATGATGTCGTTGATGATTTCTCCGATTGAGTTGAGAACGGATTCTATCGGCTCTAGTATGCCGAGCCACTCGACGAACTGCTCCATCCATCCCTTGCGCCCGTGCAGGGCCTCCCAAAGGTCGTGGACTGCCACCACCATCGCGGTTATTCCCAATATCCACGGCGTCAATGGGTTGGCGAAAAGCAGGGCGTTGAAAATTCCTATGGCGCCGTTGAGCGACTCCCAGATCGAAACTAGCTTGCCGATGGCGGCGCTGATGCCTATCACGTATCCGGCCATCATCAGGAAGCTCAGGGCCAGCTTGACGACCCCTTCGTGGCTCTTGCCGAACTTGTAGATGATCTTCGTGATGCCCTCGACGGCGCCCCAGAGGAAGCCTATTCCGTAGAGTATCTTCTTGATCCACTCCTCGAGGCCGGACTTGACGACCTTGTTGTTGGCCATCCAGAACTTCTCGAACTCGTCGATAAGGTAGGTGATCTCCGGAGAGAATATCGAGGCGACGAAGATGCCGACGCTCTTGAAGATGTCGTAGACCTCGCGTAGCGCGTGCTCGACCTTCACGAGCGACTCGACCGTCTCCGAGGACATGATGATGCCGAGCTTCTCGGCCTTGTCGCCAAGCGCGCCGATAGCGCCCGAGCCCTGCGAGAGGAAGCCGACCATGTTGATCGAACCTCGGCCCATCAGCTCCATGGCTATGGCCTGCTTCTTTATCGGATCTTGAATGTTTTTGAACCTATCGGAAAGCGCAAGCATCACATCGGATCCGGTCTTGAAGCCCTGTATCTGCCCTGGCTTGAATCCAGCGTCGGCGAAGACCTTCGCTGCCTCGGCTCCGCCCCTCTTCGCGTCGTACAGGTGTCTAGACAATCGAGCCATGGACGCAGACATTTCGTCCTGCGATACACCGCTATGTCCTGCCGCGAATGCTAACTTCTGGAAGGCCTCGGCGGTTAGACCCGCACTCAATGCGGCTATATGGATTTCCTCAGCGAAGTGCGCGAAGCGCTCGGTGAGCTCGAATATGCCCTTGGCGATCTCGATCGCGCCCAGGAACTCGAGGCGGTGCTTGATCGCGTCGAGCCTGTCCTCCACTCCCTTGAGCTTCTCGTCGCCCTCGGCCTTGAATCCGATCTTGACGAGCATTTCGCGCAAATTCAAATTTAACTTCTCCTTAAACTAGGCTATAAAAATTATATGAAGCAATGGAAAGTTTACGTAGTTCTCGATGAAACTGGAAGATATTACGTTGGATGCACCTCTCAACGCATCTCCAAAAGAATGATACAGCATAAGTGTCGTAAAAAAGAGTTCGCAATGCGTAAGAACAGCGTAGAAATAATCCTTGAGACCGATTCCTACGATAAAGCCAAGCTGACAGAGTCCGAAGTGATTCGAAAGCTTGACTCAACAAACAAAGAAAAGGGCTACAATCGAAGATTTGGAGATCAGAGTTTCGGCTTTCCAAAATACGTTCTAAACAATCGATCTCAAAAAGTGATACGAGAAGCGACCTATTGTGGCTCAAAAAACCCGATGTTTGGTAGAAAGCAATCGCAGGAAACAAAAGAGAAGATTCGTAAAAAGGCCCTAGAAAGAGACTATTCGAATTATAACTTTCGGAAGACCCCGGAGCACATTGAGAACCTAAAGAAGTCGATAAAAGACAGGTGGACTCGATACAAGCACCCAATGCTCGGAAGGTCACAATCAGAAGAAGCAAAGAAAAAAATATCAGAAGCAAATAAGGGTCATAAAAGATGGCTTGGAAGAAAACACTCTGAAGAATCAAAGAAAAAGATGTCCGAGTCCAAGAGAAAAAATTCACCTTCTTAGCCTCTCCGCCTGCTCTCGCTCCCTCTCCTGCTGTATGTCCAGCAGCTCGTGCGAGTCCATTAGGTCGTCTATGCTCCAATTGTACTTTACATTTAAGAGCGTGTCGTGGCCAGCCATCACCGGCCGCCATATGAGATAGTTGGCCTGGGAAGGTTGGCCTACTTGAGGAGCGCTCCCCGAAGCTTTGTGAGCTCGAGGAGTTCGCCGAAAAAATTTCCATACTGCACCTCCAGGTTCGCCTTGACGACCTTAAAGCAATGCATCAGGCGGTCCTCGTAGTGCTTGTCGAAGCTGATCTTCTTGCCGCCGCACATGACCTTCTCCGAGCAGAGCTTCTTGATGAGTGGCTTGGTGTTGGCCTTGTTGCAGTTCTGGAACAGCGACTCGAACACGGAGCCGACCATGTTCGGGTCGACGTCCTTCTCGAGGCCTTCCTTGCCCAGCATCGTGGCGATGGCCATTCCGAGCGGCTTGCCAACCATCTGCGAGATGTCGATCAGGACGTCGAGCGCGTCCTCCGCGCCCCACTTCTCGAACTCGTACTTCTCGCCGTCGATGTCCGCCTCGTAGAGGCCATGCTCATTTTTCTTCATAGTTTACTGTAAGCCTTCCACCATAAACCTAGGAGTTATTTCCGCCTACGAATAGCTCGATGTCGTCGGTCTCGATCACCCAGGTTCGCGTGGTGACTTCCTTGGCGAACTCGGTGTCGGGCAGCTTCTGCACCCAGCCAGTGAGCGCGGTCGCCAGGGTGGTGCCGTTGTTGTCTCGCAAGAGCACGGGCACGACCCCAGAGTTGGAGAGCTGGTCCGCAGAGGCGTACGACGAGAGCACGTCGTTCGAAGACGACGACTGCATCAGCGTGATCTCGAACTTCCCTGAGAAGTTATTCGACTTTGCCCTAGTCCCCTCGCCGTCGACGCCGACCTTCAGGTTGAAGGCCTGCTCGTTGCGGCTCACCTTGATGAACGTTCCGTCGCCGAAGCCGGACATGATCTTCCCGCCGACAATCATGCTTACGTTCTTCGGATCATAAGTTAGCACCATTTTTCAATCCTCCTTAGACGGTTACCGTTCCGTTCACGATGACTGCGTTGATTGCTCC